CCGATATCGCTGAAGTCAAGACGAAGCTCTTGAAATATCTGTCCGACGTGAACGGTGAACCGCATCACCGCAGCCAGGCGTTCGCCAAAGCCGTCAAGGCCGGCATGGGGTGGCTGGAAGTAGGAATACGGGGCGATGAAAGCGACGAGCCCATCTTCTACCGCTGTGAGGACTGGCGGTTCATCCTGCATGACAGTCAGGCGCTGGAAGCCGATCTATCTGACGCTCGCTATCTGTTTCGCTGGAAGTGGCTGGATCAGGATGTTGCCGAGGCGATGTTTCCAGAAAGATCCAGCCTGATTCGCCAAGCAACGGTATCCGGCCCGGAACAAGGCGAGGCCGAGGATGACGATGACCCATGGTATTTGGGCGCCCGGGTGACGGAACCGGGTGAGGATTATGCCACTGTAGGCAAGTATCGGCCCTATGACACGGGCGCGATGGGTGTAGTCCGCAGAGATCGCGTGAAACTGGTGGAATGCTGGTACCGCGAGCCTACCCGGCGGCAGGTGCTGCGTTCCGGCCCGATGGCGGGCGAAACCTATGATCAGTCCAATCCCGCGCATCAGTGGGCGGTCGAGAATGGCGCGTCCATCCATGACTCTATCGCCATGCAGATGCGTGTTGCCTTGTTTTGCGACTCGGGGTTGCTATGGGAAGATGAATCCCCCTATCGGCATGGCCGATTCCCCTTCGTCCCTGTCTGGGGCTATCGTCGGGCGCGGGACAATGCGCCCTATTCGCCAATTCGGGTGATGCGTGACAGCCAGGACTCGCTGAACAAGCGCGGCTCTAAGGCACTATGGATTCTGTCCTCCAATCGCATCATTGCCGAAGCTGGGGCGGTGGAGGATTGGGAAGAACTGCGCGAGGAGGCGGCGCGGCCTGACGCGATCATCGTCCACGAGCGTGGCAAGGAGCTGAGCATTGATCGTGACATTCAATTGGCTGATCAGCATCTTCGGCTGATGGATAGAGACGCACTGGCAATCCGCAATGGTGGAGGCGTAACTGCTGAAAACCTGGGACGGGAAACCAATGCCGACAGTGGCAAGGCAATTCTGGCCCGGCAGGATCAGGGTTCCGTTGTCACCACCGAATTATATGACAACCTACGTTGGGCGGTTCAGTGGGCGGGTGAAATGGAACTCAGCCTGATCGAACAGTACATGACCCAGGAAAAGGTCGTGCGTCTAGTGGGTTACCGTGGCAATGCTACTTTCGTTGAGGTTAATCAGGTAGATCCTGCGACGGGACAGATTTTGAACGACATCACGGCATCCAAGGCCGATTTTGTCGTATCCCAGCAGGACTATCGGGACAGCCTACGTATGGCCATGTTTGAGAGCCTATTCGAGATAGTCGGGCGCATCGCGCAGATGCAACCTGAGATTGCCTTGAATCTGCTGGATCTTGTCGTTGAGATGGCCGACATCCCCAACCGGGATGAACTGGTTGCGCGGATTCGGCAGATTAACGGGCAACGTGACCCTGAAAGCGAACCGACGCCGGAAGAGCAACAGCAAATGGCCCAGAAGGCGGCGATGGAACAGGCCCAGCAACAGCTCATGATGGCTCAGATGCAGGCGTCTGTGGCTAAGTTGGAAGCCGAAGTGACGAAGCTGAGGGCGGATCAAGAGAAGAGCCAGGCCGAAAGCATCAACAAGCGCCTTGAGGCGATGTATAGCGCCCTGCAAGCGGCCCAAGTGGTAGCACAAGCCCCCGGGGCGGCGGTCATGGCGGATGAGATTATGCGCGGTGCTGGCTTCAAGGATCAGGTGATGCAGGAAGAGCAAGCCTTGATCCAGCAAGCGGCCATGCAGCGGGCGGCCCAGGCGCAAGCTATGGCGCAGGCCCAGCAACAGGCCCAGATGGAACAGGCGGCCCTGGCCGAACAACAGGCCCAGGCGGACATGCAGGCGGCAGGTGCAGCAGGTGATCCCATGCCAGCCAACATGACGATGACCAATCAACCCGAAGACCCATCGGCGCTCGTTGGTGTGCGCCAGGGTATCAAGACAATGCGTAATGACGGCGTGAGGTAAGCCATGAAGATGACGACAATCAAAATCAACCCAGCATGGCAGGCCGAGGATGACCTGGCTTTGCTCATGCGGGCGAAAGAACTGAAGAAGGATAAAAAACGCATGGCGGCAGTGCGCAAACTGGCGCAAGAGAAACTTGGTGAACTGGCGAAACTGGCTGACATTGGCGAGGATGATGACTAATGGCGAATCCCATGTTGGATGACGACGATGGCGACGGTCTGAGCTGGCTATCGGAAGAAGAGCGGGCGGCCCTGGATGATGACGACGGGGAAACGGACCTGCTGCGAGAAATCGCTTCTGAGGACGATGACACGGATGGCGATGATGATCCAGACGATGGTGACGAAGCACAATCCGAGCCTACTGCTCAGGATAAACCGGCTAAACCTATCGTCCAGTCGGCATCAGAGGTGGAAGAGCCACCGCAGCAACCGTTCCAGCCGGTCTATGTCGCTTCATTGCCGGCTGATTTTGAGGCCAGGTCAAATTCCCTGGCTGAAGCGGGTAAAAAGCTGGCGGAAGCCTATGAAAATGGCGACCTGGACTTGAAGGAATTTCAGGTGCAACAGCGTCAGCTCAACGAACAAGAATGGCAACTGCGAGCGGCGGCATTGAAAGCGGAAATGGCCAAGGAGCAGCAACAGCAGACCATGGCCCAACGCTGGGCCTGGGAGCAAGAAGCCTATTTCCGTCGGCCTGAGCACCGGGCATTTCGGGATGATCCGGTTATTTCTCATGCTTTCGAGGGGGCATTGAAGCTTTTGGCGGCTGATCAGGCCAACGAAAACCGAGATATGCCGTGGTTCCTGGAGCAGGCAGGGCAGATGACGCGAGATAAGCTGCGTGATCTTGCCAAGGGGCTTGGCCTAGATGGGAGGGATAACGCAGGTGCTGGGACGGAGCACGGCAACGGCCGAGGTGCATTGTCGAGTAACACGGGCCGTAACGTCGCTAAAACCAATCCACCACCAAGTCTGGCTAGAGTGCCGGCGGCGGCTATGCCAGATCCTGGTGTAGATGAGTTCGCCTATCTGGACAAGCTAAGCGGGTTAGCGGCTGAGCGGGCATTGGCAAAGCTCTCTCAGGATCAGCTCGATCGGTATTTGTCCCAGTAGTCAAGCAACAGTCAAGCAACAGTCAAGCAATCCCAGGTAGACACATGGCGAGTTTTCATGATTTGCGCGTGGGCGAAACCTTGTGTCTGCGTGGGGTGGGCGAGGTACGGGTGACATTGCGGGCTAAGTCCGGGCGACGGGCCAGGCTAGAGATTGTGGCGGACAACGGGGTGATTATTCGCCCCGAGGATACCCGCGAGGATGAGCCAGACGGGCCATTGCCTGGCACTGGGCCTCTGATCGGCACTGGCACGGCGCCTGTCTTTCATCCCCGCAATGGGATTTATCCTTGGCATCCTTGACAGCAATTTAAAATAAATGCTAATCGCGGTTATATCCTTGAGGCGCATCAGGTGACGCGCAGGAGTGCGTTCCTGGGAGTATTAACTTCCGTGGAGCGCATTCATGGCTATGACCATCGTGGGTGTGGGCGACCCTAAAGCCGTCCAAAAGTATAGTAAGGTTCTCGCGGTTGACGTTGGCCGCAAGTCCTACTTCTCGAAAAAATTTATGGGCGTGGGGGAATCCGCCGATACCCCGCTCCAGATCCTGCCCCATCTCGAAAATGATGCGGGCGACAAGATTTCCTATGACCTGGTGATGCAGCTTAAGAGCCGCCCTGTGACGGGCGACTCTGTTCTGCGTGGGAATGAGGAAAATCTTACCTTCTACACCGATTCCCTGTACATCGACCAAGTTCGTCATGGTGTCAATACCGGCGGCAAGATGTCCCGCAAGCGCACCCTGCACAACATGCGCGACGTAGCCCGCAAGCGCGAAGGCGACTGGTGGGCCAGGCTGATGGACGAAACACTGTTCATGTACCTGTCCGGTGCGCGTGGGGTCAACAGCGACTATATCGAGCCGACCAGCTTTACCGGCTATGCCAGCAACAGCTTTGTCGCCCCCGACACTCAGCATTTGATGTATGGCGGCAATGCCACCAGCAAGGCGACCGTGGATTCCGCCGACAAACTGGATCTTACCCTGATCGACCGGGCCATTGCTCGCGCCGAGACCATGGGCGGCGGCACCTCGGGTATCCCGGCTATTCAGCCCTGTGAGATCGACGGTGAGCCGCACTTCATTCTGGTCATGCACCCCTGGCAGGAATACGACTTGCGCGTATCCACTTCCACCGGCCAATGGCTGGACATTCAGAAGGCGGCTGCCGGTGCGGAAGGGCGTTCCAGCCCCCTGTTCAAGGGTGGCCTGGGGATGCACAACAACGTCATCCTGCATAAGCACAAAGGCGTCATTCGCTTCTCCGACTATGGCGCTGGTTCCAATGTGGCGGCCGCCCGGGCGCTGTTCCTCGGTCGGCAGGCGGGCGTGGTGGCCTTTGGTTCCCCCGGAACCGGGCTGCGATTCGACTGGCACGAAGAGATGGAAGACCGTGATAACCAGCTGGTTATCACCACAGCTTCTATTTTCGGCGTCAAGAAGACCGCCTTCACCATCGACAGTACCAGTCGAGATTTCGGCGTGGTGTCTTTGGACACCGCTTGCGCTGACCCGTCTTAATGAGGTAATTCCATGAGCACTGCTGCCCTTTCCTATCGTTCCCCTTGGGCTACTGGGGCCAAGGTGATGCCGACCCCGACGGGTAATGAGGTCATCAACGTCCTGCTATCCCATACCATGACATCGGCTGAAGTCGATGCACTGGCGGCTGACGACATTATTACCATGGGCTACCTGCCCGAGAACTGCACCTTCGTTGATGCTGTGTGCGCCATGACCACCGGGATTGATACCGGGTCCGCCTTCAAGCTGACCTTTGGTGTTGTTAATGCTGGTGAAACCGATCTCGATACCGCTCTTCAGGCCGACATCCTCACGGATGGCACTACCAGCCTGGCTCGCGTCACTTTGACTGAAACCATGCTGCTGTTGGGCGCCACGGCGACCACCAAGAAGAAGCTGGGTTACAAAGTGGTGGTGGCGGCTGGTACGGCAGCGGCGGGTACCGTATACCTCAGCCTGTCCTATCGCTCCACGCAATACGGCTACGGTGGTTAATCTAATGGCGGGGATTGTCCCCGCCTATAAGCATGGGGTGTAACATGAGCGTGAGTGGCAGTAACACATTGCATCAGGACGAGCGCCTGGTGGTGGAAGAACTGGAATGCACGGATGCGACAGTTAGCGATGATCTAATGGTTGGTGACCGTGCCACGGTGGGCGGTGATTTAGTGGTGACGGGTAATCTGGGCGTTGGCGACCAGTCGGTTCCCCATAGCGCGACCATTGCTCTGGCAAAATCAACCACGACCGATGGTATGGACATTAGCGTGACGCTGAAAAATGCCGCTAGCGTGGCTGTTACCGGAGTCTATACTTTCGTGCTTTATATGAGCGAAAGCAATAGCGGTGCTGGCATCACCGGGGACACTTATTCCGGTGATCTGACGGCGACAACCGGGGCCATCCTTACTGCATTATCCGCTAAGAAAGCCTGGTTAGTGGCAACCTCGGCTGGAGGGGTATTTGCCGGGACTTTGGTGGCGTCGGCCAATCCCGCTGATCAGTACGTTGTAGCTATTCATCCGCTGAATGGAAAACCAATTGTTTCGGCGGCCTCAGGGACAAACTGGGAAGGCGCAAGCTGATGATGGTCATCAGCCTGATCAAACGACCACAGGGACATGTGGTACGGCTGGACGGAGCGGAATATGTTTTTCGCTCTCCAGACTGGACATGCGACTGCACGGAACCACGCGCTTTGGCCAGATTTCAGGCTATCCCAGAGGGGTATCGGCTGGAAAAGGATGTACCTGAAACGACAATGCGGGATGATTATCAGGCTAAGGAGCAACCAGTACTATCAGAACCGATAGCAAATTCCTCCAGTCCTGCTCCGCGACTCAGGCGGCGCCGTGCAATAAGCCGATCCATGGCGGATGAAACCTAACCGTGGTCAGCCTGGACCTTTTCTTTCCCACTGTCCGCGGGCGCCTACCCGGGTGCCCCGAGACCGTGCTGCGCGACGCAATCCGCGATGCCTGCATCGAGTTTTGCAAGCGTACCCAATTGTTTACTCAGGAAGTCACGGTCGACGTGGCTGCGGGCGAGGCGCAGACGGTGCTGTACCCAGACAGCGACGTGCTGTGGGAGATCCTGGATTTGCGGCGCGACACGTCACCCTTGACTGCGCTTAACCGCACCGAGTTTCTGGTCCAGGGCTATGCCGTAGACGCCGGGACACCCGCCTATTACTACCTGGACGGCGATCGCGCCTTAGTCCTGGGGCCTGTCCCCGACACGGCGGAAACCCTGACAGCGCTAGTGACTTCTCGACCTACTGATACGGCAACGTATGTAGCCGATGCCCTGTGGTCGGATTTTCGTGAACCCGTCAGCGCTGGAGCGCGGGCTTGGGTGAGACGGCATTACGGTGAGTGGTCCGAGCCACGCCTGGAGGCGGAGGATCGGCAGTTCTTTGAGCGCGCGATCCACAACCAAAACATTCGGCGGGCACGAGGTGGGGCGGGTACTGCGCTGCGCGTGCGCGCGTATGGCTTTTAAGCGAGGCTGATAATGGGCACGACTACTGTCAACCAAATCGTCGACCGGGCGCAGATCGTCTTACAAGACGACAACCTGCGTTGGCTGGAGACGGAACTGATTACCTGGGTCAATGACGCGCACCGCGCCATTGTCCTCATGCGCCCCGACGCGGGGATGCGCAAGACGGTGTTTACCTGCGCGGCGGGGACCTTTCAGGACCTGACCGATGCTAACGGTCGCTCAGATGCCGCCACTTACGACGCCATCCGGCTGCGATCGGTAACGCGTAACCTGCTGAGTGGGTTTGCCGGACGCGCAATCCGCCATGAGGCACAACGGGTACTGGACGACCAGTTGCCGACCTGGCACCAAGCAGCCGCGACGACGGCTTGCCAGTTTTACGTTCACGACCCCGCTAACCCGACGGCGTTCTATCTGTACCCTCCGCCTAGCCCTGGCCATACGGTGGAGGTGATTTACAGCGCAGCGCCCAAGACCGCCCTGACGGGTGCTAGTGCTATCGTTCTGGACGATGCCTGGGTACCAACCATTCTCGATTACGTGCTGTACCGCGCTTACACGAAGGACGCGGAGTATACCGCGAACTTGGAACGCGCCGCGGCGCACTACAAAACCTTCATTGATGCGATTCAGGCCAACCAGGCCGCGCAGCAAAACATGCTACCGCTCGACGACGGCCGCGTGACCGCCAATCGTACCTAACCTAACCTAACGGAGATACTTCATGAGTGCTTTTTCTACTTATCTGGAAGAGAAGATCGTTCAGTTTTTCCTTCAAGAAAACGCGGCCAGTGTAACGACACCTGGCCAGTGTTACCTGGCTTTGTTTACTAACGCCAGCCCGGAATCCTGGACGGATGCCACGGTGTTTGCCGAGCCGGTATACAACGCCTATGCGCGCAAGGCGGTGGACTGGACCAACATTGCCAGCGGGCAGACGAAGAACAATGCCGCGGTTAGCTTTGATGCTAATGACGAAGCTAGTCCAGTAACAATTACGGGGATTGGGGTCTATGATGCGCTCACAGCCGGCAACTTGCTACTGTGGGCGCCCTTAACGACGGCCAAGGAGTTGGCCAACGGCGACACCATCAGCTTCGCTGAAAACGCCATCGTCTTCACCATCGACTAACCGAGCTGACCGATGACGGGCGTCGTCAATGGTTATGCGGTCAACTCGACCGCGTTAGCCAGTTGGGTCAAGGGCGCAACCGTTGCTGCCACGTTGACAGCAACGGTTTTTGCGTGCGACGCGATACGTGTTTTTGCGGGACAAGCCAACCCAGCAGTGTCGGCAACCCCGACGGCGGCGGCAATCAAAACTCGTTTGGCCGACGCTTCTTTAGCGGGTGAGTCC